AAGCTGAAATAGATCAACTCAAGGGGGAATAATGGAAAAAGAAATAGACATTCAAGAAGTCTTAAAGAATATGCGTGAAACCATTGGCGTACTCGCCCAAGAAAACGCAGTTCTAAAAGCACAAATCACATCACTTAACTCATAACGGGAGAACCGCGCAAATGACACCAGCAAACTGGGCAGGCTTAATAGTATCTATCATCGCAATTGTAAGTGCATTTGCAGGTGCAGTTCGATGGCTTGTTAAGCATTACTTAGCCGAACTTAAGCCCAATGGTGGCAGTTCAATGCGCGATTCAATTAACAGACTTGAAGCACAAATGGACATTGTGCTTGACCTATTGGCAAAGAAGTGAGAGCAACACCAGCGGCAATGGCGGTGCTACGCCAAGCCACCGCCCTGAAGCCATTGCGCAAGAAACTTTCAGATGGCTTACTGCCATCGGCTGCCCATCAAAAGCAAAATCCAAAGTCAGATCATAATACTGGCCTAGCCGTGGACCTTACTCACGACCCTAAAGGTGGCATTGATTGCGCTGAAATCTTTGAAAAGTTAAAAGAGGACAAGCGCGTTGATTACTTAATTTTCAGCGGCAAGATTTGGTCAAAGGCCAAAGCTAAAGAAGGCAATCGCAAATACACTGGTTCAAACCAACACGAAAAGCACCTTCACATTTCCATCAAGGCAGAGTTTGCCAATGACACTTCACCGTGGTTTTGGTGGCTTAATCAGCCCAAAATAATTACACAAATCGGTGCTAAAATCGTACCGATTCCTGCAAAAAAAGCATACAAAGCCGAAGTTTGCACTTGTTGCAAAGTTCACGGCAAGAAATAAGGGAGCAATCAAATGGAACAATTCAAGCAAATCGCACTTTCTTGGTTTCGCGCAGCAGCAGCAGCAGCAATTGCCCTGTATCTTGCAGGCGAAACTGATCTAAAAACTCTTGGAATGGCCGCCGTTGCTGGCGCTGCAGGTCCAATCTTGAAATACTTAGATTCATCAGCAACAGAATTTGGCAACGGCTCAAAGTAATCCACCCCTAGTTTTTGGAGCAATTAAATGGCGGCAGGTACCTTAGATTTTACAATTGAACAAGGGGCAACTTTCAATCTTCTTTTAACTTGGGAGATTAACAATGTTGCAGTTAACCTCACTGGTTACACTGCCCGCCTACAAGCACGCGTTGATGTTGAAGATACTGAAACAATACTGAGTCTAACAACTGCAAATGGTGGCATCACTCTTGGCGGCGTACTTGGCACAATTAGCCTAGATCAAACTGCCACCCAAACAACACTTTTGCCACCAGGAACTTATGTTTATGATCTTGAATTGATTGCTTCAAATGCAACAGTTACACGCCTTGTGCAAGGTGAGCTACTCATCAGCGCAGAGGTGACACGATGAGTTCAATCGTCTATGTATCCTCAAGCACCACCGATGTAATTGCTGAAATTGCAAGTCCTGCCGAAGTTATTATTTCGAACCTTCAGGGTCCACAAGGTCCATCAGGACCTGCAGGTGCTACTGGTGCCACGGGTCCAATTGGCGCTACAGGTGCAAGCGGCCCTGCAGGTGTAACTGGTCCAGTTGGTGCAACAGGTGCTACAGGTCCAATTGGTGCTACAGGTCCAATTGGTGTTACTGGTCCAGTTGGTGCAACAGGTGCTACAGGTCCAGTTGGCGCTACAGGTCCACAAGGTATTCAGGGTATTCAGGGTGAAATTGGTGTAACTGGCCCAATCGGTGCTACAGGTCCAGTTGGTGCAACAGGTGCCGTAGGTGCTACTGGCCCAATCGGTGTTACTGGCCCAGTCGGTGCTACAGGTCCAATTGGTGCTACAGGTCCAGTTGGTGCCACTGGCCCACAAGGTATTCAAGGTGTAGCAGGTGCCACTGGTCCAACTGGTGCTACAGGTCCAACAGGTGCTGATTCAACAGTGCCAGGACCAACAGGTGTCACAGGTCCAATTGGTGCTACTGGCGCAACTGGTCCGATTGGTGCAACAGGTGTTGCTGGTCCAACTGGTGCTACTGGTGCTACAGGTCCTCAAGGATTTTCAACAGGTCGTTTCTATTATTTCAACGAAACAGTTACTGAACTCACTGGTTTCAAGCAATTGGGTGAAGAACCTGTTATTGCTGCAGAGCAAACAATAAATGTAACTGCAACAACCACACCTGTTTTAGTTCAATCTTATATTTCTGAACAATTTGGCGTTTCACTCATTCCTGCAGGTTCTCAGCGTTTCTATATTTACGGCTTAAAGTCTGCAAGCAATGATTCAACAAATCTTTATTGCACACTTAAACTTGCAGATGCAAGCGGAACTGTTATTTCAACCATTGGCAATACTGATTCAACGCTTGTTGGCTATAACTCAACAAGCCCAGTTGAAATTAAAACAGATATTGTTTTGCCTTCAACTGTAGTTGACCCAACCAACCGTATGATCGTTGAAATTTACGCATTTGTTAGTAGCGGTGGTGGCAAAAGTTTCACTTTCTATACTCAAGGTGCATCACATTATTCTTATGTAATTACATCATTGGCAGCCACTCAAGGTTCACAAGGTCCAACTGGCCCAACAGGTGCTACTGGACCTATTGGTGCTACTGGAGCTACAGGTCCAACTGGACCAATCGGTGCTACTGGTGCAAGCGGTGCTGATTCAATCGTTCCTGGCGCGACTGGTCCAACTGGACCAATCGGTGCCACTGGACCTGTTGGTGCAACTGGAGCAAATGGTGCAGATGGTGCTACGGGTGCCACTGGCCCAATCGGTGCCACTGGTCCACAAGGACCCGCAGGCATTGATGGTGCCACTGGCCCTGTTGGTGCATCAGGTGCAACTGGACCAGTTGGAGCAACTGGACCACAAGGGATTCAAGGCATCCAGGGTGATGTCGGCGTTACTGGACCGATAGGTGCAACTGGACCTGTTGGTGCTACTGGACCACAAGGAGTAACTGGAGATGTTGGACCTACTGGCCCTATTGGTGCCACTGGCAGTGTTGGCGCTACTGGTCCTGTTGGAGCAACTGGACCGATAGGTGCAACTGGTCCTGCAGGTGTTGATGGCGCTACTGGTCCAACTGGACCAATAGGCGCAACTGGCCCCGCAGGAGCCACTGGCGCTACTGGACCAGTTGGTGCAACTGGACCTACAGGTGCCACAGGCGCTGCAGGTGCCGCTGCTGCGATCACTTACTATTACATTGCAACGGCTGGCCAAACTACATTTAGCGGCGCAGATGCAAACACTTTAACGCTTTCTTACACAGTCGGTGCTGAGCAGGTGTATCTCAATGGTGTGCTTCTTGTTCGAACTACCGATTACACGGCTACTAATGGCACATCAGTTGTGCTGGCAAGTGCTGCAACACTAAATGATGTGGTAAATGTTGTGGCTTATGGTGCCTTCAATGTGGCCAATACCTATACCCAGGCGCAAACAAATGCGTTATTACAAGATTCAATTATTGCTGACATAATGGATACCTACTAAAGAAAGTTGTAACTAATGGCAACTACATCAAAGGCACTCTTTCGCGGAGCTGCAACTACGACTACATCAACGACCCTTTACACCGTTCCATCTGCTACAACAACTGTTGTAACTGAAATTCTAGTGGTCAACACTGCAGGTTCGGCTGGCACATTCACAATGTCACTCAATGATGTAAGCATTGCAACAACTGTAAATGTTGGCGCTAATGACTCAACAGTTATCCCATTGAAGCAAGTATTAGCCACAACTCAAACTATTAAAGGTGGCGCATCTGCTACAACAATCAACTTTCACATCTGCGGAGTTGAGATCGTCTAATGGCTTACATTGCAAAATTAACTAATACTGGTGGCGTTAAATCGCTCAACCGTTATGTGAGTATGAAGGCAGGAAATATTTTTGCTAGTGTTTCAGGTGGAACTCTTTCATCTGATGCCACATATTATTATCGTGCATTTACTGCAAATGGAAATTTAGTAGTATCTGATTTGGCAATTACCGCAGACATTCTTGTTATTGCAGGTGGCGGCTCAGGTGGCGGTGGCACTTATGATTATTGGGGCCAGGGTGGTGGTGGTGCAGGTGGTGTTGTTGCTTTAACATCGCAAACTTTAAGCCCTGGAACTTTTGCTGCCGTAATTGGAGCAGGTGGTGCTGGCTCAAACACTAGTTCTAACAGTGGAACCAATTCACAACTTGGTGCTTTGACTGCTGCCGTTGGCGGTGGTCGGGGTGCTGCTGAAGCAATTGGTCCTGCTATTGGTGGCTCAGGTGGTGGTGGTTCAGCAATTACTACCCCAACTGGAGCCGCTGGAACATCTGGACAAGGTTTTGCTGGCGGTAATTCATCAGTTAATGCAGGCGCAGGTGGTGGTGGTGCGGGTGCCGTTGGAGCAAATGGCGTTTCACAACCTCAAGCTGGAGCAGGTGGCGCAGGAGTATCAACTTATTCTTCTTGGGGTTCAGCAACTTCAACAGGCCAAAATGTTTCGGGAACATATTTTTATGCAGGTGGCGGTGGCGGTGGTTCAGTTCCTTATTATGGAGCAGTAACTCCCGCAGCAGGTGGAAATGGTGGCGGTGGCGCAGGCGGTTATGGTGGCAGTAATGCCGCAGTTCCAGTTAGTGGCACTGCAAATACAGGTGGCGGCGGCGGTGCTTGTGGTGGTCGTTCTGAAAGTGGTGTTGCTAGAACAAGTGGTTCAGGTGGTTCAGGAATTATTATTGTTCGCTATACCCGTTCACAGGTAGGTGGATAATGGCACATTGGGCAGAGATAGATCAAAACAATGTTGTTTTACGCGTTTTGGTTGGCGATAACAATGACCTAGCGGGCGATGAAGGCTACCAATGGTTGATAAATAATCTTGCTGGTACTTGGATTAAAACAAGTTACAACGGCAATATCCGCAAGAACTTTGCAGGCATTGGCTTTACTTATGATGAAGCACTAGATGCTTTCATCCCGCCTAAGTGCCACGATGAAGCTGAACTAGATACAGACACTTGCAACTGGAATTGCACTAATGAATCTCACAAGGAGCCTAGCCAATGACACGATCAAGAGATGTAGCCGATAGCCAAGACAACTTGGGCGGTGCGGTGGCACCGTTTGTTGCGGGCAAGAACAAGATTATCAATGGTGACTTTGGCATAAATCAAAGAAATTTTAGTTCTTCAACATCAGGCAGTGTTTATACATTTGACCGTTGGCTTAAAGATAATGGCGGAAATGATGGAACAACGACAACTTCAGCGCAAACTTTTACAGTAGGAACTGCACCTGTTGCTGGTTATGAAAGTATCAATTTTTTGCGTTCAGTAGTAACAGGTCAAACTGCTACAAATTGTTATTCACAAATATCACAAAAAATTGAAGATGTCAGAACCTTTGCAGGACAAACTATAACTTTATCTTTTTGGGGTAAAGCAGCAAGCGGAACACCTAAGATTGCAGTTGAGATTCGGCAAAACTTTGGCACAGGTGGTTCACCGTCCTCTGTTGCCCAAGCAGCAGGTGGTTCTGTAACACTTTCAACTTCTTGGGCTAGGTATTCTCTTACTATGAATATTCCTTCAATTAGTGGAAAAACATTAGGAACAACTGCAGGAACATCTTTTCTTCAATTATTGTTTTGGTTATCTGCTGGTTCAGATTACAATTCGCTGACTAACTCTCTTGGTATCCAAAATGCAACTATTGATATTTGGGGAATTCAAGCCGAAGCTGGCAGCGTAGCCACACCATTCACCACCGCATCAGGCTCAATCGGCGGGGAGTTGGCATTGTGTCAGCGGTATTACTATCGTGTTGGTGGTTCATCTGCTTATGAGCGTCTTAGCACAATGGCATCAGGTGCATCATCAACAACTTTGACCGCTACATTTGCAAGTCCAGTAACAATGCGAGTAGCGCCAACAATTGTTGATTATTCAACTTTGACATTTTGGGATGGTAGTGCTGGACTTAACCCAATTACAAATGTGGTTATTGCTTGGGCTGGTAGAAATATGACTGAATTTACAGTTACGGCAAGTGCTGGTGGAATTACCACTTATAGACCTTATTTTGTTATAGCAAATGGTTCAACAAATGCTTATCTTGCGTTAAGTGCGGAGTTGTAAAATGGAAAATGTAACCTTTATTGAAGTTGAATCAATGGGAATTGCACAAACCCACGCCATCATTGACCGTGGCAATGGGGAATTTACTTCAATGCTAAAAAGCACCTATGATGAAATGATCGCAGCTCAGGAAAATCTACCAACGCTATAACTAACAGTTCGGGGGAACTATGCGTTTTCATATTGTGGCACTGCCACACACACAGGTTATTCACGAATTTAGCGGGTGCGCCTTTACTGAAAAGGTGCGCCGCTTTTGCATAATGATGCACAATCTAGGCCACGAAGTATTCTTATATGCGGGCGATGAGGTTGAAGCACCTGTTACTGAATTGATTACCTGCGTTTCAAAGAAGCAACAAGAGGCAGCCCTTCACGGTGTAGCTCACTACACGCAGTTCCCGTTCAACGGGTGGCTTTGGGATAAGTTCAACGCAAAGGCAATTGCTGAAATTGCAGATCGCATTGAAAAGGAAGATTTCATTTGCTTAATCGGCGGCAGCGCACAAAAGCCAATTGCCGATGCCTTTCCTGCCCATATGTCGGTGGAGTTTGGCGTTGGCTACGGCGGTGTGTTTGCCAAGTATCGGGTGTTTGAATCCTATGCCTGGATGCACTCAATCTATGCAGGGTGGAAAAACCCAACAACTGCCGATGGCCAGTTCTATGATGCAGTGATTCCTGGCTATTTAGAACCTGAGATGTTCCCACTGGGAGATGGCAAGGGCGATGAAAAGGGTGAGTATTACCTGTTTATTGGTCGGTTAATTGATCGCAAGGGATACAGAATTGCCCAAGAAGTTTGCGAGCGATTAGGCAAGCGGCTCATCTTGGCGGGGCCTGGTGAGCAAAGCGGGTATGGCGAGTTTGTTGGTTCAGTCGGACCCGAACAACGAGCTAAACTGATGGGTGGAGCAATAGCAACATTTGCGCCAACTCTCTATGTAGAACCTTTTGGCAATGTGGTGATCGAATCACAGGCTTGTGGCACACCTACAATCACAACTGATTGGGGTGCATTTACAGAAAACAACCCTGAGAGTTCAGGGTTTAGATGCCGTACTTTGCGTGAATTTGTGCAGGCAGCCGAAGGGGTCAAATACCTAGATCGGCAAAAAGTGCGAAACCGTGCAGTTTCGCTCTATAACCTTGATACTATCGCCCTTCAATACGAGGCTTACTTTCAGCGATTATTAACCCTTTGGGGCGATGGCTGGTATGAAATGGGGGATGATGGAACGCGGTGAAATCTTAGATGAAGCCAAGCACCTTACTCACGGTGATCGCAATAAGAATTATGGAAAACCATTAACAAATCATCAGCGCATTGCTGGTTTATGGTCAATTTATTTAGAACAAGAGATTTCTCCATCTCAAGCTGCGATCTGCCTTGCACTTGTCAAAGTTGCTAGGTTGATTGAATCACCTGATCACCTTGATAGTTTTGTGGATGGCGCTGCATATTTTTCAATCGCTGGCGAGATCGCCACAGATTAAGTTTTAGGCGCGAAAACGCCCCCATAGAAAAACCCCCTGCAGCCGTTCCTGCGGGGGGTTTTTCGTTTCTTAATTATTTGATGTATTCGCGCAATGCTTGAATGATGATTGCGGTGGCGGTGGTGCCTTCATTTCGCGCTTTTTCTAATGCCAGTTGCCACAAGTCGGCATCAACGCGGATTGATCTAAGCGGTGTCATAGAACCACGCACTCAGTCATTGAACCCCAACACCAGCCAAGAAACTCAACCGTTGGTGCATCAATGCCAACCCACCAAAGGTTTGCAGCAATCTGCCAAGCCAAGATTATGCCAAGTGCAATTGCAACTGCGCGTACGCGCTTGCCACGCTTTGTAATCATTACTTATTCTCCAATTCTTGAATGTGTGCAATGGTCAGGGCTGAGTTAACAATTGCCCTGCGCAGTGATTCCTTCATCAAATCAAAATCACCTGATTCACTTGCATTGTTGAGATCACGGCTGATTTGAAACATTGTGTCAGCAATATCAATTACCAATTCTTTGTAAGCACCCATTTAGTTATTCTCCAAATTCGCTAGGTATGCCTCAAAGCAGGGCAGACATAAATTAACTTTCATCACTGATTCAAATGTTTCTTTGCAGGCATTGCACTTGCAGGTGTAGTTGGTTGAAAACATTTATGCACCTGCCTTTAACTTGTTGTATGGATGATCGGGTGAATTCCACGGAACGCAGGTTTCACACACTAGGTTTTCGCCACCCAAAAGATTTGTGTAATAGGCGCACCAAGTTCCAAGTGGTGTTTTGTGTTTGATTACTTTTGGTTTTGCTTGAAAAGCTGATCGCAAATACATACCTGCGTGATTGTCACAAGTAACTGTTCCATCATCATTGACCCATAAACGATTGTTCATCATTTGCCCATTTCTTCTAATAATGCTGAAAGCATCTCAAGGTGGTATTGCTCTTGCTCGCGTTCGTTGCAAGAGTTTGCTTCTTTTGCTTGTTCTAAATGGTAATCAGCAACATCTTTGATTTTCATACTAAGCACATCCCTAAAACATGAAATTCGCTAATTGATTTGATTGCATCTTTCTTTGTTGGTGCATCTTCAACAATGAAAGAATCAAACCAATTTGGAATCCATTCATTATTAACAAATTGGCAATCATCTTTTTTGTAAACATCCCAACCTTCGTTGTGTTTCCAATACACAAGATCGCAACATTTCTTTGGCATTATGCACCAACATTTCTGTCACAGGCTGGACACAATAGAAATGGTGTTTGATGCCATCCCCAGCGATGCCCGTTCAACATTGATTTGTAAAATGAATCTTCAATCTCGTTTGGAATTCCTGCATCAAATAGTTGTAATGCTTCTTCTCTTGTAGTCATTTTGCTATCCGTTCTATTGGAAACCCGTTCGTTTTCCAATAAGACAACCCTACCATTTTGTATATACAGACACCAATCCAAAGGGGGTGTTTTGGTAACGATTTGATAACGCTTTTTGGGCGTGTTAGGGTCAGATCAAGGCGTGGGAACCCGAAGAAATTGGGGAATTGCTAGGGTTTCCACGCCTTTTCAGGCCATTGCCCTACACTTGGCCAATGACCACGCTAATTGCCTTCCAGGGGCCTGATTTTGCCATTCTAGGGGCAGACTCTCAGGTGACTGATGGGGATAAGCGCATCATCTCGCCCAGCACACCCAAGATTGTGAAGCTAAAAAAGTACCTATTAGCCGTGAGTGGTGATTGCAGGCCAGGGGATGTTTTGACCTACAACTGGACACCGCCAGCCTACGATGGCACTAACCCAGTTACCTTTATGGGTCGAAAGATCATCCCAAGCATCATTGCAGCGTTCAAGATGCAGGGATTTGATTACACCAAAGATGGAATCAGTTATTCATACCTGTTGGCATTTGCTGGCAATGTATTTGAAATTGGCGATGACTTGAGCGTTACCCAATCTTCAGATGGACTTTATGGGGTCGGCAGTGGCAGTGCCTACGCGCTTGGCGCATTGGCGGGGCAACTGCCCAACCTTGCCAACTCTGAATGGGCAACTGATCGAATTCTTGAGGCGTTGGCGATTGCTGCCAAATACGACATAAACACCGCCGCACCTTTTCAAATAGAGGTTCAGCGAGCCTAAGCCGTTGCAGCGTTCAGATGTGTGTAGTATGCGCACACCTACTTTGAACGGAAAGGAAACAAATGTTTTGGTTAGGTTTAGTTTGTGGGTTTATCGGAATTATTTGCCTGTATCTCATCATCATTGCAGCTTTTGAAATTGGTGAAGGCGAATGAATTTAGAAAAGCAACCACGCGAACCACTATTTTCAATTCATAATCATTCAGATGGCAGCATTGCGCTATATCTTGAAGAACAAGATGCAGTGAAAGATTTAGTGCAAGATGTTGTGGGTGCCTACGAATTAGATGATTTGGATTTGCTGCGCCATTCGGCTGATCGCAGTGTGAAGGCTGAAGGCTATTTTGAACACCTAGATAATGCACGCGATAACTTAGGCGAGAACGCACCATTGCTTTGCAATATGACTGAGCAAGAAGCACTTATTTTGGCTGAAGATTTGATTCGTGCAGTTAAGTTTGCTCGCATCAGCCGTGAGGCTGGCACCAACTACCCATCTTTGAAGGCGGTTAAATAACTCAATGGCTAATCCAAACGGGCGCAAGGGCGCACAATTTGAAACCGATGTTATGCGTTGGCTTCGCAGTGCTGGTGCCTTGTGTGAGCGTTTGGTGAAGGCGGGTAAAAACGATGAAGGCGATCTAGTCGCAATCATTGCTGGCAAGCAATACATTCTTGAACTCAAGAATCGTAAAACAATAAGTTTGCCTGAATTTTGGCGTGAAGCTGAAGTTGAGGCAGAAAACTATGCAAAGG